TACAGTTAGATTAATTTAATCTTTTTTCAATATTGGAGTAAATCTCCATACCTTCGTCAGTTTTAAACCAAGCAGCTAAAGCTGAATAAGGGTGTTCATCAAACGGAACATTCATTAACTTTCTGTCATTAGAACCCCATGAAAAAGTTCTTTGATCAGAAGACAATTTTAATATCCCCATTTCAGTTGCTCTAATACCAAAGTTTCTAAGTACGACATTTTCATCGTTTACTAACTCTAAGAACAACTCTGGGTTTCTCTTAGCGTATAATAGTAAATCTCTTTTAAGTTCCTTAGAACTCATTTCTGATACCTTAGAACCGACTTCAACACGCATAATAGCTTCAGCCATATCTATATCCATAGATTGAGCGGCGTTCAATGCTTCTATTTCTAATTCTAAGTTTTGAACTTCATTGTTAGCTACAGCCTCTGGTTTCCACTCGTAATAAATAATACCGTTCATTGGGTGGTATTTTGAAAGTAGTTTTTGTAATACTGTTTTTTCTTTTGGTACGTTTAAGTATCCGTTTCTAAAAATAATATGAGATAATCTTTGATCACCTTTCATCTCATCCACAAACGTTGTTCTTTGGTTTTCGCAGTATTTTAATTCTCTCTCATAACCTAATTCTTTATCAAACCAATATATGTTTGCAGATTTAATCATTTTAGATAAAGGTTTTTTATCGCCTTTTAACATATACATCCTATCCTTTATTTCCCATTTAGGTTTTTTAGATTCAACTTTTTTAGGTTTTGGTGTTTCAACAACCGGTGTTTCAACAACAGGTACCTCTACCTTTTCTGTTTTTTGTTTTTTTGCCATAATATAATATATAATAAAATTAATAAAAATAAAGGGTCGAGGCCGAAGCCTCGATCCTTAATATAATAAATGCTTAGTTCATTAACATGAAGTTGTTAGCACCTTGAGTAACTAAACATCTTTCAGATAAGTAGTTTACTCGCATTGCATCTAACTCAGATGTAGCAGCTCCAACAGAACCAGTAACCCAAGTCTTCATTTTTCTATCATCAGTTTGTGAAGCTCTATAACGTACGTGCAAGAAAGGTCTCTTAAGATTTTTTCCTAACATTTGGTCATAAACTGAAGATACACCAGCAGGAACAATAACTCCTCTAATTGCATCAGCAGTAGCTCTTGCGTTAATAGCACCTCTAGTACCAGCATCGTTTAAGTATTTCCAGTCAGATTTGTAGAAGTCATAAGATCCACGTCTAAAACCAGAGAAACCTAAGTTTAATGCCATGTCTTCAGAATTGTCAAATACTCCGTAAGAAGTACCACCAGCTCCGTAAGAATTCATAGAAGCTAACATGTCATCCATTGCTAACGACGTAGCTCTGTTTACAAACATCATGTTTTCTTCAATAGCACCTTGAGAATCAAACTCAGCTAAAATAGCGTCAAACTCAGCTAAATCAGTAGCAGCGTTAACACCAGTAACACCAGAAGTTGAATTACCTCTAGTAGAAATAGCATCAAATAAACCTTGAGTACCACCTTGTGGTAAAGCGCCACCGTTAGTTTGTGTATCAAGAGTTGTATCATTTGCGATTTCAACACCTTCAAGACATGTCATCTCACAGTTGTCAGCAAATCTCATTCTAGTTTCACCTTCAGCTTTTAAGTACCATAAGTAACCAGTAGCACCATCTTCACCAGCTACTTCAACCCAACCTACAGCAGAAACATCTGATCCAGAAACGTGATACATGTCTCTTAAAATAACTGGCTTGTTAGTGAAAGATAAGAAATCTGGCTCGTTAGCCGTAGTATATGGAGTATCAGAACCTTTAGGGAATTCAGAACCATACTTAAGAATAGTAACAGCCTCGTCACCCATACCAATACCAGCTTCACTTGCGTGACCTTGAGTGTAAGGTAAAACTGTAACAACATCAGTTGCTACAACAGTAACCCTACCTGGATACGTTACAGTAGCAGAAGCTACTAAACAAGTATCACCAACACGTAAACCATGAGATCCAGCAACGTAAGTTGCATTTGTTCCAGCGTGAGCTGTAACTGTTACTTCAGAAGCAGACGCATCTATTGTACCTGTGTACGCTAAATGTAATCTACCTTGTTCAGACCAGATGACTCTATCAGCCGTCATAGCCTCTTCAGCTCCTACTTGTGCAAGAAAACCTGAGATTGTTCTGTTTCCAAAAACCTCAGCTTCTTTTTCCATAAGATCTGGTAAATATTGTTGTGCCCATCCTTCAGTAGCCGCCGTAGTAAAATCTACGTAATTTGAAGCTAATGTTGATTGGATTGGGCTTGGAGTCAAGTTAAGTGACCCACCTGCAGTAATTGCCATAATTTTAAATTTTTAAATTGTTATTTATTTTTGTTTCTAATTTTGAAATCAGAAGAGTTTTGCCCTAGCACCTTGAACTTCATACCACCTGCTTCAATTTTCCCATGACTTTGTCTTGGATTCATATCTACGTTTTTGGCTTTAGCAATACTATTTTTCATAGCATCTGCTTTTCCTTGTTCGTAAAAGTGTTTTGCAACAGCATCTGCATTCATTGCTGTGTACAGAGATTTATGATAACCCTTAGCGTCTGTTAAAGCAGAGTTCTTATCCAAAAACTTTTTGGTGAAATTGCTTATGTCGCTCTGAGTGTTTTTAACCTCTTCAGCATTGTTTACATTAAACCTGTATTTCTTGTCACCGACGTTATATTCAAAACCTTTGAACTTGTCGTTAAAAACCTGCTCGGTTTTCTGTGTAAAAATATCAGAGTTTGTTTTAACTGTTTTTTGAGTTGCTTCTGATTCCTTGTTATATCTATTAAAGAAATCTATAGCTTTCTGTTGTTCAGTCGTGAGTTTCGATCCAGCTTTAATATCTTCATAGTATTTAGACTTTTGCCCGTCTAAGTGGCTTTTAGCGCTGGCAACTTGCTCTTTAAGCGCTAATTTCTTTCTACGTATATCTCTATCGTCATCTACATCTTCGTCATAAGAGAACGTATCTTCCATAAGGAAGTTAATTTCTTCGTTATCTAAATGAGGTTTTGTTTGCTTGTAGTATTCTCTTAACAAAGCATTGTCATCTAGTTTGCTATAATCTTGATTAAGTTTTACATAATCACTTAAATCACCCCCAGTATCTTCCATAAAGTCCATTAACTTTTGAATATTCTCTGGTAGTGGTTTTCCGGTGGCTTCAGCTTCTGCTACAGCTTCTTCTATTTTTTCTTCTACTTCAGTAACTTCTTCTTTGGTAGAATCTTCAGTTATTTCTTCTAATACTGGAGTTTCTTGTGCTTCTGCTTCCGGTTGTGTTTCTTCTTGCTCTTGTGCAGGCTCGGTATTTTTAGACTCTGCAGCTACTTCGTTGTTATCAGTGTTGTCTTCTTTAGTTTCATTTTTTTCTTTTGGTGGTGGATTATTTAGATCTACTTTAATAATGCTATCATCACCAGCAGATTCAAATTTACTTTCGTTAACCTGCTCTATTTTTTCTTGTGTAGTTTCTTCAACTACGTTTTCATTTTTTTCTTCCATAATATAATATAATAATAATTAATAAATTTACCTAGGTCCAAAAGAACTTAAATCAAAACCTCCCTCCATTAAATCATTACCTGAAGACTCAAAGTTTTTTGGTGGTTTTCCTGATTTTCTTTGTTCAATCATTTCGCTTTGTTGAGATGCTTGTAATTTTGTTCTTTTGTCTTTTCTATCTTCTTTTACTTGCTCTCTTGATTTGTAACCTTCAGCTTCAACACTTTTAAGCTGCATGTTCATTTCAAATTCCATTTGCATTAACTCTTTTTTAAGGTTTGCTTCTTGCTGCATTTTTTGAGAATCAATTTGAGCTTTCATTTGTTGTAGCTTAACTTCGTTTTCTAATAACACTTGATTTTTTTGAACATCTAATTGTGCAGCCATTTGCGCTGACTGATTGTTAGACTTAGTTTGAGCTTCTATGTTTTGCAGTTGTAATTGTCTATCTCTTTCTTCTTTTCTTTTTCTACGTAGCTTTAAAAGTTTATTAGCTAGTTTTACGTTTCTAATTTCTCTTAAATCAATAGCGTCTTCTACGTTTATATTTTTTTGTTGAATAGCCATTTGAATATTGTTTTCTAACATGGCTTTTTCTTCTTCATCTGGTTGTAATTCTATAAATATTCCAAAATCATATAAGTGTAATTCTTTTATTTCATCAAGAGTTGCTACATTATGTGCTCCAATTGCTTGTATAAAAGCATCTGCGGTTGGAGAATATTCTAATATATCTGAAACTCTTAAAGATAAACACTCTGCCGTTTCTGCTGTTAAATATAGTCCCGCTTGTAAAATATGCCTTGTTGCTGTATTTGAATTTGCAGCGGCTAATTTTTGAACACCTACTAAAGCATTTTTATCTGGCATACTACCGTCTCTAGCTTCATTTAACCCTGTAGTATCTCTAATCATTTGTAAATAGTAATTATAAGTACCAATTAAACTCTGTAGTTTAGCCCCACCATTTCCTGATTGTATTTCTTGAATAGGAACTTTACCAGGGTTCATATCACCATCAGAAGTAAAAGATCTACCAATTACACTACCTGTTTGGAAGAACATGTTTAATGCTTCTTGAGGATTATAGTTTGTTCCATTACCTAAGTCTATTTCAGCAAGTCCATCCGCATCTAAATAAACACCATCTGGCGTTATTCTAGACATAACCTGTTGTAACTTTAAGTGTGTTAACTGTATCATGTCAGCAAAACCAGTTATACGTTTTACTAAACTTTCTATTTTACCATTGTATATTCTAGGTGCTACAATAGCGTAGTTCATTTTAACTTTAGTAAAATCACTTTTAGGTCTCATCATGTTTGTGGCCATTTCCCATTTAAGTAGTTTTTCTGTGCCTAAAATCATAACGCCTTCATACAAGCACTCTATAGACCTTAATATTCTGCTATACCCACCTTCCATATCTTCCGGAGGATTAAACGAATCGTCTTTAGGAATAATTTTTTCAGCACCACTACCAGTTTCTTTTACTTTATAGACTTCGTTCATATAAGTTTTATAATTAAAATATAAAACCTGTATAGTGTTATTATCTTCTTTGTCATAACTATGTGTTGAATTATAGTTAGACCTGTTATTGTGTTTATTTTTCATTATATCCTCAAGATCAGCTTCTGTTAAATGAGGAAATTGTTTTGCTAATTCGTTCACAGGGATACTCTTTACTTCGCCAACATAATATATGTCATCAAAATAAGGAGAATCACTATATGAATAAACCAAATTAGCTGGATCTACATATTTTATAGTTACACCTTCTGAAGTTGTAAAATCTGTTTTAACCGCTCCAATACCTAAGACAGTAAGATCGTAATAAAACCTTTTTTTAGTTAATTCATATTTATTTCCTTCAAACAAAACTTTTAAAGCTTGTTCTTCTGCTAGCTCAATAGCTTGCTTATAATTAAGTTGCATGTGTATACCTAGCTCTTCAGTGTCTTCTGGTAGTTCTTTGACTTGACTTTCTTTTAAATCTACACCTAATTTAGCGTTTATTTCATCATCAAAAGATTTCATTTTCATGTCTTGCATTAAAGCCTCCATGTAGTCTGTTCTTTTTTGTATACCATTAGGTGATTGCGAATAAGCTTTTACATCATATAACCTTTCAGATATACCATTAACAACTATATCTACAAATTTAGGTATAATTGGAACTGGTGTCCAATCTAAATTTAAATAGGACAAATCACCATTTATAGATAACTCATCCTTGTATTTTTGTATAGACTGTTCGCCTCTAGCGTATAGTCTTAAATTATGAAAATTATTATAGTTATTCTTATATTTATTAAGATTTCTATTATCATTAAACCATTCTGTTTGTATTGCTTTGCCTACTTTTAAACCATAATCATAGCTTAACTTTTCAGCATCACTTACAGTTTGACTTGGGAAATAACTTTTAATGCCATACTCTGCCATATTTATTATTTAATTATTTGTGAATTAGTTCCAGTATTAGTATACTTAGAAATGTTTATATTTAGTTTAGGTTTTTCAACCTTAGCGTTTGGAGCATATAAGTGTCTGTTGTTAGCCATTATAGCTAAACCACTACTTATAGTTGCATCAAACTTTGTTCTTTTCGTAATATCAAATCTACTCCAGTCGTTTAACAAGTCATTAAAGTACAAATCACCAAATGTTCCATCTTGATTCATACCAACGTGGTCTTGAATATACATTTCAATAGCAGCAGCGTGTGCTTGCTTTATATCTTCACTTGAGTTTGGCATGCCTCCAACTTCTTTTTCTGCTACAGATAATTTATTCCAAATTTTATCAGGCCTATTCATACTAAAACCTCTATAACCCCTACGCCTTAAATAATATAAAAGCCTAGGTTTATTATTTTCTGCTAGTATTGGCATACCATAAAACACTAACGCCATTAATACGTCTTCAAAGAATATTTCAGCTGTAGGTGGTCTTGATAAGTATTCTAAAAAAAAGCTATTCGCAGGAGCGTCTTCCATGCTAAACTTGGTTAGGCCGTGTAATGCTCCTTTAGAACCTTGACCATCTACAGTTCCCGATATATCGTAAGAGTCACAACCAAATGCACCTACGTGTTCATTACCAGGATGTTTTACACCATTTTTCAATATTACTCTATTTTGTAGCTGTTGAGGTGGTACCCAACTAACTTTAAATCTTCCTTTTTTATCTGGATAAAATATAACTTGAGAATCTTTTATACCGTTTACCCATTGAAAATTACCAGTTGTAATACCAAGTGTTCTAGACATTTCTTCGTTGTAATCTATTTGTTCGTATATTTTTACTAAATTAAATATACTATTTTTTGTTTCGTCACGAAAAGCATGCTCTTCAGTTCTTGGGAATTGTCTATAAAACTCATTTAAAGCGTCTTGGTCATCTTTAAGCCCGTCTACTTCGTTTTGCCAGCTATCTATTACGCCTACATCTATCAGTTCACCGTCTGGGGCAAACACATCTGCGTTAGGAGTAGTGAATACTGGAACTCCGTGCTCGTCAATAAATCCTTCGTAGTTCCATTCCATTGGGATAAACAAAGAGTATAAACCAGATTTTGTTTGACCATTTTTATTTCGTTTAGTGACATCTGATGCATTATATAATTTTTTAAAGTTATCACCACCTTTGTCTAAAGCGTTTGAAGTTGATCCCATCATACACTTTCCTATAATTCTACTACCTAATCTTAAACATGTCTTTGTAACCCTCCAGTTGTTTAGTATATTATCAGGTCTTTCCCATTTACCGCTTTCATCATGCACTAGTAAATTAAGTTTTTCACCATCATAACTATTGTCACCCGTGTTCTTCCAATCTATTGTAGTATCTAGCCCTTTTATTTCTTCTAACTTTTCGTTAGCTGTTATTTTTTTTCTTGTAAACTTACTAGCAGGCACTCTATAGGCAAGTTCTGACTTAGGACGATCCATACCATCTTGAATAGGTTTAAAAAAAAACGGGTAGTTAATACTAATAGGTACCACTTTGTCAGTAAACATTTTTTTAGCATCAGAACCAGTTTTAGAAAGTATACCATATCTACTATCACTCGCAAGAGTAGCTAAATTAACTGTTTCTGCAGATGACATAAACGAAAACCCTGATCTTCTGTTCTTTAAATAACACATACCATAGCATCTTTTATCTGCTTTACAAGCTTCCCAGAATATAAAAAACAATCTATTTGCTTCTCTAAAGTCAGGTGCGCCTACATCTATTTTACTCCATTGAAGGTACATGTAGTGGGCACCCGTTATATACGTTGGCTTATTGTTGTTCATAAACCAAAACCCTTCTTCTCTACGTTTAAATTCTTCGTCTATATAGTCGTACCACTTTTCTTTATTACTTTCAGGATATGATTTCCAGTCAAATATATTTTTAAGTTTACTTAGTTCTTTTGGGTATTCTATTTTTTGCCATCTAGAGGATTTGTGCACGTGCACTCGCATTGGTTCCATCGGCAAGCCGATACGCAAATTTTGTATTTCAACCACTTCGCCAATTTTTCCAGTTTTAGAGATAATGACGATATCATGTTCTTTATTGTATCCATATTTCCATTTTTTAGATTTATTAAGACGACTAATAGTCGTTTTTTTAATAGGTTTTATTGTTTTAACTAAATTCTGCTCGTACATTACTTAGATCTTCCTTCTGCAAATCCTTTAAATACTTTTTCTTTTTTATCTTCAGGTAATCTGCCTTCAAGTAAGTTTTCTTCTTCTTGAATTCTGTTAAGTATTTCAAACGCATCAAATATAGCTAGTTTTTTAGTGGCCGCTGCGTTTTTAAGTCTATCTGCTGATATATCATAGTCTGAATCTACA